AGCTATTCTTTTTGCCATTCCTAAAGAATACATTTCTCTAGTATTGCCATCTACATCTTTGTACTTGTGAAAATCTGTTTTACCTTCCCAATAACTTTCCCATAATTCAATGTTATTGTAATAAGTGTCATCTGTCTTAAATCCTCTATCATTTAAGAACTTTTTTACTATTGCATTCATATATTCCCTCCTATTCTAAATACAATATTCGGCATCCAATATTCCCAGCTATAAACAAAACTATCTAAACTATCTATGTCAGATGTTCCATCATCTAGCCATCTATCTTCTGATGCCTTTTCATCATATACTGCTGTTTGTAATGCTTCAATACATGTCTTTGTTTCACCATTTATAAAAGATATTTTATCTAAATTAAGTATTCTATTTATTGCTTCTATTCTATCTTTTATTGGTGTCTTAACACTATTTTTAACAGGTATATATATTCCTTTTGCTTGTAATTCACTATTTAATGAATTAATAAGTACCTGTTCTGCACTATCGCAGTATATCACAGTTATCATACCATATTTATCAATTATTTTAGTTATAAAATTAATTATCCACCTAAATAATTGTTTTGTGTCTGTTCCTGTTGCTTCCATTTTATCACTTGCTAATACTTGAAGTGATGTATAATCTCTTTTTATTCCTGTTGCTGTTATACTATGTGCTGATCCATTTCCACCCCAATCTATTCCTATTGATACAAAATCATAATCAGTTTCTTCTACTATGTATCTTGATTTGTTATCTGCTATCTGTCTAAATATTATCCCTTCTGCATCACACCATTGTCCTAAAATATAACGATTATAATATACTGTACCTTCATATTCTTTACATAATTGTTTCACATATTCACTAGGTAAAAAAGGATTATCAAACAAGGTATATTTTTGCAAATATAAATCTACATCACTATCTATAAACTCTTTTACCCAATGATGTGTATTTTGTGGATTTCCTGCAAAATCACAACAACTATATTCAAAAGAAAGTCTTGACTTTAATAATTCAAAAACCTCTTTGTTTATATCAACTAATTCATCTATATATAAATATTTAACCCTAGCACCCCTAAACTTTGATACTCTACCAGCATTATCTGCTCCTAAACAATAAACCTTTTCTCCTAATATCTTACAAGTGTTATTGCTTGATATATTTGTTACTGCTTTTGTTCCAAACAACTCTTGTAATGGTTCTATCACGTTTCTTGTTATTGTTTCTTTTGATACCCCTACAATAAATACCAAACCACTTTTGCCTATTCTTTCTTCTATTCTATTCGGTATCACATATAAAGTATCAATAAATGTCTTGCCACTTTGTGTTGCTCCTATTTTACCATTCCATCTATGATTAGCATTTCTTATATATTCTGCTTGCTTACTACTTATCTCCTTGACTTGGTTCATTTGCAACCTCTCTTATCTTGAATATAATTTCTTTTGCATTATTAATTTCATTTTCTTCTCTTGTTTTATTTTCATTTTCTTTTTGTTTTATTTCTTTATACTTTAATGCTTTATCAAATATAACCCCATATACTGTTGCTATGTCTTTTACATTTGTAAACATATCTGGGTCTTGCAATTTCTTTTCCAATGCATTCAAAGATAAATCTATAACATTTTTTTGTTTGTCATAGATACTATCCATATATTCTAATATATCTTTAGTATTTTCTTCTTTTTTTCTTTCACTTTTTTTCACAAAATCATCATCAGCTTTGACAATTCTTCTAACACTTTCAACTGATGTATTATTCATTCTGGCTGTTTCACTATAATTTTGGTTATTAACATAATCAGCAATAATTTTCTTTTTTTGTTTGTCAGTTAATTTAGCCAATTATATCAACTCCTTTAAATATAATAATAATTCTTTTTTACTTTTAAACTCTTCATTTTGTTTCTTAATAGATATTATGTAAGATTTATATATTTTACCATTTATATAGTTTCTTTTTTCCATATAAAAAATATTTTGTTTTTCTGATAACTTAAGTAATAGCATATTTATCATTCTATCTATATTCATAATATCTCCAATTCTAAATAATCTTTTTTATCTTCTATATATACATGTGTTATTTTATTTATGTATTTTACATTATCATCTGGTATCTTTTTTGCTGTCATATTTACTCCCAACCTTTTATGAACATGCTTACTTTTCTTTTTATTTCTTCATATTCTTTTTGCGTTATTAGTTGTAATTTTTTATATTCTTCTGGATATTGCTTTTCAAATCTTTTCAGTTTTGTTTTGCTTTTGCTATCCATCCATCCTTTTACCTCTACCCATTTATCTTCTTTTGGCAAGTAGAAATCAGGAGTATAACTGACACTTCCCCTTTTTATATTTTCAAATACAAAAGTTTTTGGTTCAAACTCCCATTCTATCCCCAAATAATTATAATATCTTGCTATATTTGCCTCCCAAGAACTCCTAAAATATGTGTCATTCAAATCTTTTCTTTTTCCACCTTTTGTTCTGCTATAAGAATTGCTTTTATCTTTTATCGGATTTAATGTATTATTTTTGATCCGTGTTGCTCTTTGTTTTAACGTTCTTTGTTGTAATTTTTCTTTATCATAATTTTGCCAAGATTTTTTTATGCTTTCGCTCATTTTTTTTCGTTCTTCCGAACTATGTTTATGTCCTTTGAACCCTTTAGGATGTTCATGGTTCTTCCAATAATTTTTTGTTGTTTCTGATATCTTCTTTCTTTTTTCATCTGTATAATTTACTTTTTTTCTTTCTTTAAGTTTAGTTTTACAATTATTTTTATTAACCAGCCCCAACTCTTTACACTTTCTGAATATATTTTTTGCATCTTTTTTTAAAATTATTTCCATATCTTTATAAGACATATTATTATAATTTTGTTTCAAAAACAATATTTCTTCGTCAGTATAATATTTTCCTCTGCTTGTGATTTTTAATTCGTATGCTTTGTTTCTTATAGCACCAACTGTTCTATTAAGCTGTTTTGCCAAATCTATTGTAATATTTTCGTTTTTGTTTCCATTTCTTTTTGAATAAGCATCCTTCAATATTTTTATTTCTTCTTCTGTCCATTTATTCATAAATACCTTCTTTTTTCTTCAAATTTATAATCTATCTTTATTTTCATTTTTAATTACTTTCTTATACTTACCAAGATATTTTTGTAAACCTTTATCTGTTATTTTTTCTGCTGTTTCTCTTGATAATGATGTTACTTTTTCTATTCCTTTATCAAGTATTATGTATAAATCTACTACAAAATTGTTGTCTTTGTTTTCTTGCAAGAAATAATCTTTTGTTTCGTATTCGTAGTTCTTTATATTTTCTTTAGCTGTTAAGTATTTATCATTTTTTGCTTTAATTAGTTTCATTTATATATCCTCCTTTTATTTTATTATAACATTTTTTTAGAATAAGTCAAAAAAAGCCAAGTATTTTCTACTTGACTAATATTACATAATTTGCCAACAACATTTTATTATTCTATCAGAACAATCAAATGTGTCAACAATTACATTGTCTATAATAGCAGTAATATGTCCATTCATTGTAGCAACAAAATGCCCTTTAGGTGCTATTTTAGAAAATTCGCCAATAGTCATATTATCATAACAAATTCTCGGATATCTTTTATCTAAATAATCTTCTACAAATTTTACATTATTTAAAAGAACTCCGTATTCTCTTGATAAATTGCTTAACTTTTCATGGCATTTTTCCCAAGTAATACCTTCTGCCACACTCAGACTACGGCAAACACAATCTTCCGTAAATAAACCCTTTGGATTTGCATTATAAAAATAAAATTTCATATTACATTTGTGCTATTCTTTGAGCTGTTTGTTTTATCATTTGTACTTCTTCTTGGCTTTGTGCTTCTTCTTTCAACATACGAGCAAAATCTTCCATACTTCTAAGCATATATTCTAAACTTCTTTTAGTATCTTCATTTGCTCCGTATCTTTCTCTTCCATAGCTGTAATTTCCATATTCATTGTACATTCTATCTAAATGTCCGTAACCTCTATATTTTGTATCTCTTCCTCTAGCATTGTATCCATCGTTGTATTCTCTGTATCCATCGTAACGACCGTATGACCCATGCCCTGGACCTCTACCATCATAATCACGATAGTTTCCATAATCATTATAATTCATATTATTTTCTCCTTTCTTTACCATACAATTTATTTTTGAAAGTTTATACAAATTATCTAAACTCTCATTTGTTAAATCTTCTTCAAGTATTTGCTTGATGTATTTTTCAGTAGTTTCAATCAACTTTTCTTCCATCAGTATCCTCCTTTCTTAAAAGGGCAATAATTTGCTGATTTTGCTTAATTATAGTTTTGAAATACTTTTCATCTTGTGTTTGTAATTCTTGCATTAAATCGCTGTTATTATAGTCTTTTAGTAGTATTTCTAAACTATATAATTGTAGCAAAAATGAAATGTTATTTATATTATTATTCATTAAATTCTACTTATGCTAAATGTAGCATTAGTTATAATTGCTTGTGTAGTTGCTATTGGTGTTGTTGGTGTAGTTGGTGTTGGAACACTTGGAACACTTTGTACACTTATGTTTGTTGTTCCTCTAGGGCATACTCTTAATTTTTTATCAAAAGATACAGTTTCATAATCATCTGCTGCCGCGATTGTTACGGCTCTAATCGTGTCTGGAATGATTACTCCGTCTTGAAATAAAGCAACGGCAACTACCCCCGCTGTTGCAGAACTTACAGAAGCACTAAACTCTACATCATAATAACCTGTATAACCATTTCCAAATATCTTAAAATTAGGATTACCATTTGAATAATCTAACCAACCATTACAAGAAGCACATCTTGTCCTTATATCTGTTTCATCAAAAGTTATTGGGCTTGCATTACTTGGTAATACTAATGGTTCATTAATAATTGTTTCTATCATAAAATCTCTCCTTTCATAAAATAAAGAGAATAGAACTATGCCTATTCTCTTAAAAAATTAGCAAGTTCTCGTAATCGAGTTAGTTGTATTCAACTCTATGCTATTAAATAAATTGACTTGTTGTATTCATTCCACAGCCACATCCACTATTGCATGTGAATATTGGTGTTCTACCATATACTGGTGTACTAGGTACTGGACAAGAATTTAATCTATTGTATAAAGCGTCAACTTCGTTAGCAAATCCTTGTGATATAAACGCATTTTGTGCTGTTTGACTAGCTCTTAAATCAGCCATATCTAGTTGTCTTTGAAGGTCTAGTATTTTTTCATTTTTAGCATCTATCTTATCTTGGCATAATGTGTCTAATATCTTTTGTGTGTTAGCTGTTTGATTAATTAATACATCTTTTAATCCATCAGCAAGTGCAGCTCTATCAGCACAGTTTTCGCTTAAGATAGTACTGTTTAAATTAGCTATACCAAGACGATTTTCACAGCCATTTTGTTACCATATAGGCTCTTTATCCTATATTTCAATATGTTTCCATATTGTTCAGACTATATCTTCACCCTCTCATAAAAGTAGGGGTTGGGCACTCGTGGGTATATTATATTCTCTTTTTTTGAGTTTCAATACCTAGTCGTTGAGCCTTCATAAGCCATTTAAACTTATGCTTGGTTGCTGATTGCCTTGCACACTTTTTCAAATTCACATTTTATGTTTTTAGTATTATGCCCCTTTATACACCATTGCCTAATTGTATCAGGAGCAACACCTAATTCTATACTAGCTTGTTTTAATGAAATATATCTTTTGCCATCAATTATAACTGGTATTCTTTTTTGACCATTCGTTTTTTCAGCAATTTCAGGATTACTCATAGGATTGTTTTTTTTCATTCTTTCCCTTTGTTTTTCACTTTTCATTACATTATTTATAGAATATTGTTTTTTTCTTTCTTCATTCCACCAAGAAACAGTACCACCTGTTCCACCATTATATATATTACATACACATTGGTTTTTATCTCTTAATTCATTTATTCTTATAAATTCGTATTCAAAAGCATCTTTTTCATTATCAAAAGTTTTAACAATTCTACTTTTACAATTATATCTTTTTATCATTTCATTAAACATTTTATTATGTTTAGTAACTTTGTATCTGTTTCTACAACCTTTACCAACATAAATTATTTCATTGGTATCTACTATATACCATTCATATACATAAAACATAATCTTGCCTTCTTTCTTAAATCTATTTTAACATAAATTTAATGTGAAGTAAAGTATGTTTAGGGTCCCAGCAGTTCACCCAATTTCCATAATAGGTTACCCTATTAAACTACCTACTGTTTTATATTTTGTAAAACATAAAATTTCTTTGGCTTTTTTAGAAATTTTAGTCAAGCAGTCGGCAAATTGTCTGCTTAATGCAAATATATCTTGCATTTGGTTCATTGCTCTATTGTTAGCTGATATTTCACTATTATAGAAACCATTTGAAATTGCAGAAGTTATATCATTTGTTGAATTACACAATTGGTTAGATAATGAATAAATACCATCTCTTGTGCCTTCTAATTGATTACTTAAATGTAAAGTATCAAAACCATTGTTAGTGTTTGTCATAATGTCTTTTTGACCGTTTGAAAGCCAAGCATAACCATTATCAAATCCACTACCAAAACCACCATTGCCATTGTTAAATCCACCAAGCAATGCGATTATTAAGATAATCCAGATAGCACCATCGCCACCGAAACCACCAAAGCCACTGCCTCCAAATCCACCCATCATTGGATAAACTGGATAAGCATAACCATTTCCATTGTTTGTGGCTAATTCTACAGTAGGTTGTATTCCACTATTCATGTTTTTCCTCCTTTCATATATTTAAATCTCTTTACCTAATATTCAATATATGATATAATGAATATGACGAGATAGACAAGAAGATTTATATAGACATTAGAGAAGTTTATCTCGTCAATAAATAACTCTAGTGCCTATATAAGTCTTTTTGTTTTATCTAGTAGAAAGTAGGTATTTATATGAAGGAAATATGGAAAGATGTTAAAAACTATGAAGGGCTTTATCAAGTAAGTAATTTAGGAAGAATTAAATCTTTAGAAAGATATGTTAATCATTTAAACGGAGCAAGAATAGTTCATGAAAAAATATTAAAACCAGTTATAGATAATACAGGATATTATGTTGTTAGTCTATGGAAAAACAATAAACATTCAAGACCACACATTCATAGATTAGTAGCACAGACGTTTATTCCTACTATAAAAAACAAACCACATATTAATCATATAGACGGTAATAAATTAAATAATTTCATTAACAATCTTGAATGGTGTACCCCTAAAGAAAATGTTGTTCATGCATATAGAACAGGTTTAAATGAAAACAACAGGAAAATAAATCAATATGATTTAAATGGTAATTTTATAAAGACTTGGAACAGCATAAAAGAAGCACAAACGTTTTATCATACTACACATATTGGAGAATGTTGTAGAGGAACAAGAAATAAAACTAAAAATTATATATGGAAATATGCTAATGAATAGCATATTTTTTATTTGTTTCCAATTTCATTTCTTGTTTGTTCTAAAATATCATCAGATATTCCAAACTTTTTTGCTCTTTCAAATAATCCATTTACCTGTTCTGGTGTATAATTTTGAGTTACTTGTTTTAATAATTCCATAGGATTATTATTATTCTTTCTTGCTTCTTCTAACATTTGAAATGCTTGAGGATTTCTTGCTCTGACTTGGTTCATCATCATCGTTATTAATTGATTTTGCATTTTCTTTAACTTCCTTTCTTAATTCGGTTAATTGCATTTGTAAACTTTCAATTAACAAATCTCGTTCATCTTTTGGAATAATCTCTTTTAGTTCGTATGTTTTAATTTCCCCTTTAGTATTTTTAATCCACACAACTGACATATCTTTACTAAAGAATGGTGTATCACCAATTACCATATCTCTATTTACTTCTTCAATTGAACTTGCATATTTAATTACATCTCTATTGCTAGGTGCTAATTGAAAATTTTGTGTTATCGGTTGTTGAACTGGTTGTTGTATTTGTTGCTTCATTTTTTCTAACTCATTCATTTGTGCATTTATTCTATCTACTGTCATTTGTGGATTATAACTATTCATATATGGATTGTTATACATAATTTCCTCCTTATAAAATAAAAAAGGAACAAACTTGCTTTTAATAAGCCACCATCACCTCACTGGATATTGGAATATTGTTTGCTCCTTTCATAAATATTTGTAGACTTTTTACATCTACAATTTAATCATAACAAAAAAACACGTTTGCAACGTGTCTAGTTCTTCTCTATTTTATAACCAATTTTCTATCAAATTACTTTCATAATCTTCTTTTTTATTTTATTTAATTCTCTGTTTATAGTACTTTCACTGCAATTTTCTTTTTCAGCCATTTTATATATTGGTATCTCTTTTAATCTATATTCAAATATTCTTTCCTGCATTTCACTTAAATATATCTTTGATTTTATATTTTCAACTTCTTGTTTTGTAAATTCTAGTTTCATCATATAACTACCTCTTTTTCTTCTTTTGTTGTGATTTCCTATATCTTCTCCTTGTAGTAGTAGTTTTTGTATATGTTTGTCTAATTCTCGCCATTTATAACACCTCCATTGTTTATAGTGGAGTTGTCTATATCTCCTGTATCTGTTATATCTTGGTCATATGTTTTAGTTGTTGTTGTCTCAGATACACCTATATCATTTAACAAATACACTAAATAACATCCAGTTATAAACCAACATATTATAAGTAATATTATGATTATATCTTTTCTTTTTAGTTGTTCTTTGTTATTTCTTATTATTTCAGTTGCAAGTCCTATTTCTTCTTTTTCTTCATCAACCTCTTTTTTTATTTCTTGCAAATCTTTTTTTATCTGCTTCATTTTTTACCCTCCTTATTTCTTTGAATGATATTCTAATACATGTTTTTCTATTTCTTCGTGTACTATCTTTTCAATATCACGGCTATAATTGTCTAGCCTTCTTTCTATCTTTTCAAGTTTATTATCTATATCATTTAATTTTTGCGTAAGAATGCCTAACTGATAGCCTTCTTTTGTGCCATCTTCACGAGTTGTTCTTTTTGATGTTGTTAAAGCCACCACAAAACTTAATACAAATCCACCTAATGCAATTAATAAACCAACTTCAATAGTCATATGTAGGCACTCTCCTTTCTATCTTAATTATATCACTTTTATATTAAAAGTCAAAAAAAGAACCAACAATCAGCAAAACTCGTTCTTTTTAGTAATAAGAATAGTATCTAGCAAATAGAAAGGTGTTACTAGAGTTGAGGTATAAAGTTAAAAACTTCATAAATGAATAAAAATATATATATAAATCCGTTTTAGTAATATTGTGCTGATTTTTAAAATTTACTAAAAAGGCAAATCACTTTCTTGTATTTCTATTTCACTTACTGCATTTTCTTCTGTCTTAATACTATTATAATACTGATCTTGTTTATTGTCATCTTTTTTAGTGCTTAAAAAACTAACTTTATCACATCTTACATATGTATCATAATGTTTTTTATCTTCTTTATCTATCCGCACTTTCTTTTCAAGCCTACCTCTTACTGATATTAAATCTCCTTTTTTACAATATTCTGCTGTTAATTCTGCTATTTTGTTTGTTGCTTGTATATCAAGAAAATCTGTTTCATATTCTCCATTTGCATTTTTGTAATCTCTAGGTACTGCTAAACTAAAGTTTATTACTGCATTACCATTTTCAAAATGTCTTAATTCTATATCTTTTGTTATTCTTCCTATTAATATTACTTGATTTATCATAATACTTCTATTTCCTCTTCTTTCTTGCTTTTTGCTATTAATTTTGCTAAAAATAATATTAAATCATTACAATCATCTAAATCCTTCTTTTGCCTTGCTACTTCCTGATATAAAAATTCTATTTGTTTTTCCATTTTTTCTATTTTATTCATTTTTATTCTCCTTTTCAATTTCTTTTATTTGCTTTATATAATTTTTGCATTTTCTTTCAAATTCATCATTTTCAAACCAACAAAATCTTATGCTTGTTCCCCATTCAAGGTTTTCTTCTCCTATTAAATTTAAACATAATAGATATTCTTCATATTTTTGATTAAGTAATATATCTTGATTTCTTTCTATAATAGCAATTATTGTTTCATATAATAATTTTCCCCATTTTAAATCCATATCATCATCATAAAATGTAGCAAACAACCCACAAAGCCATATATAACCAAATTCTTCTTTTGTGTGTATTTTTTGATTTTCTTCACCAATAATGTATTTATAATAATTTTCAAAATTTTCAACACAATCTATGATGTTTGTTTCTTTCATAACAATTCACACCTTTTTAATAAATCTTTTATTTCTTTATCACTCATAATTTCTATTTCAACTAATCTTCCTATATCTTTTTTTGCGAGCCATATTGCATATAATTTTTTTATTTTATTTTTATCTTTACTAGCAAATCTATATAAATTAAGTTGATATTTTAAATATTCTTTATCTAAACTTGCTGTTGTCTTTATATCACATAAACAATGTTCTCCATTTATATCACATATCATATCAAATCTGCCTGCATAAATATCCTTGTAATTTACTATTTTTTCCTGTTCTAATACATTTATATTATATTTATCTTTAAGCCTTAAATACTGCCCAAAAGATGCCTCCTGAATGTAATTTAATTTTATTGTTATTATTCCTTTTTCATATTGTTCTATGTATTGGTGTATTTGTGATCCATAGCTTGCTTTTCTCATTAATGTTTCACGTGGAACATTTTTATATTTATCAGGAAATATCTTTTCTAATATTTGTGTTACAGAAGGAACAATGTATAAGCCATTACACATATACAAATGTCCATCTTCTATAAACTCTATATTATACTTACTCACATTTAATCACTACACTAGCACTTGCTTCTGATGTTTTTTCATATTGTTTTGCTATTTCAGGTTGTTCTACTTTTAGTCTTTTTGTATCAATAGTTGTTCTTACACTACCTTTTCTATATGTTGCACTAAATCCATCTAATAATATTTCTTTTTTGCCTGTTTTTTCCATTGCTTCTTTTAATTCTTCTTTAAGCTCTTTTTCTTTTAATTCCATTGCTAATTTTATCTTTTGAAACTCTTTAAAATCATTTATAAAATCTTGACTAATTACTATTTCATTTGTATTTTCTAATATCTTTACTAATTCCATTATTTTTCCTCCGCCATTAGTTCACAAAATTTTTTTAATTCTTTTAACTTATCCATGTCTATATTTAACCAATCAATACCACTATCATAAGCACCTGTAACATAATATGCTATCTCTTTTGTTTTTTTATCTATTGTTGCACCTAATGATACAAATTCATTAAATTCTACCATATATTCTTCTTCATTATCAGTTACATTAAATTTTTTTGCTAATTTTATTAATTCTAAACTATTCATGGCTTTGTCCCTTCTTTCGTATAATTTCACTAGCTTGTTCCATTGTTAATTCTGATTTATCTTTTATTCCATAATATTCACACATTGCTACTAAATCTATTCCTAATGTATCAATATACTTTAATTGTTTTTCGCTTGCTAATTTACTTGATATATCTTCCTTATCTCCTGTATTTGTTGTATCACTATCTTTTACATCATCTATTAAAAATAACCCATTTAAAGCATATTTTCTTGCATAACTACTACTTGCTCCTGTTATTTGGCTTCCATCCATTCCACGTTTTGTTTCTTCTTCTCTAGCATAAGCAGTATTTATTATGTATTCTTCATTTTCTAAATCTTTTAATATTGCCGTTGCTTTTATATAAAATCTTTGTCCACCTGTTACTACTGTTCTTGTGTTTTCTCTTTTTAAATCTTTATCATAATATGTTTCTACATATTTTTCTTTTGTATTATCCCCTAACACTATCATTTCATCTTCTACCTTTAATACACATTTATTTTTTTCCAATAAAGGTTTTACTGCTTCAAATATATCTTCACAACTTCTATAACTATAATTTCCAAAACTATTATATTGATTTTTTGGTGCTTTTAATTCTTGTTGTATTTTACTTAATTTTTCATATATATTCATCTTAAAACTCCTTTTCTTTAATTAATTTTTTTATTGCTTTTTTGTTTTTCCAATTTACTCTTAATGTTCTAAATCTTCCATCTCGTTCTGATATCAATATATCAGGATACATCATTGCAAGTTCACTCATTCTTGGTGATGCTTCATATCCTACAAAATAAGGTTCATGTTGAAAATCTTTAGCATACCACCATTTCACATCTTTTCTTGTAAGCATTGCCTTTAATATAACATCATATTGTTTCATAACACCTCTCCTTTCTATAAACTTATTATATATCAAGTTTTAGATTTTGTCAAGTGTTTTAATCATAATCATCTATTGATTTTTCTATTATAAATAATATTCTACTTGTATATGCTTTAAACTGAGGATAATTATTATCTAATGTTTCACATAACTCTTTTATTTTTTTTAATTTCTTATTTGATATTGTTAAATCATACTCTAAATCCTTTACTTTTCTTTGTAAGTTAAGATTAGCTTCATACATTTTCATATCTACTTTAGGACCTCTATCTATATACATAATTACCCCTCCATTAATCAAATATTGATATTTGTCTGTCTATATTATCAAGCATTTGTTCACTCGCTTTTTTGCAAAAATCTTTTTTTATTTCAAATCCATATCCACTACGATTTAGTTCAGCACATGCTCTTAAAGTGCTCCCACTTCCTGCAACAGGATCAATAACAACATCTCCCTCATCTGTAAATATTTTGATTAATTCTTTTAATACTTTTACTGGTTTTTGTGTCGGATGTATTTTTGAAACTTCTTTGCCATCCTTTTTCCATTCAAACCAATTAAATATCATATGATTTTGTCCATCCAAACCTATGTTTCTAAACTTAGGAAGTTTATCTCTATAAAGTACTACTGCATATTCACAAGCATTTACTATTTTCATATTTGCTTTTAATACTTGAGCTGAAAAGTTTTTTACAAATATTAACGGATAATTTTTATTTAACCCATGCTTTTTTCCTTGTTCTATAACCATTGGTATTTGTTCAAAAGCACAGAATACAATCATTGCAGGAGCATTACTACTTTTGCCACGTTCACCTGCCTTTTTAGGTTCTTTATTCATATATCTAGTGCAAAAATCAAAAAAATTATTTATTTTAAAGTCATTATCTGTATCAAAAAAACTTGTTCCTGCTAACTTGCTTTCTCCGTTTTTGTTATCTCCGTCAATATACCACGATGGATTACTTGCATAAGCATTAGCACCTAAATTATAAGGAATATCTGCTATTATTAATTGTGCATGTGGTATTTGATACCTTTTAGCATTTTCAAAATGATCATTTATCATTTGTATTTTTATATTTCTTTTTTCATCTAATTTAATTTTTTTATCTACTACTATATAATCATTCATCGTCTTTTTCCTCCAATTTATCATAACATTTACCACAAACATAATCTCTATCTATAATCTCTATTTCTTCTTCATTTACATATTCGCCACATATATCGCATCTTACTGCTTGCCTATATGCTCCTTCACAATAAGGGCAAGCATAATATTCGTGTATAAACGAGCCACCTTCAAATGCCCCATTCGGAGTTAAATCTTCACTATATTTTTTTGGATCATCAAATATTTCTCCACATTCTAAACAAATATATTTTTTTTCCATTTTAACACCTTTCCTTTCATGATTTAATTATATAACGTCCTTTAGAAAATGTCAAGCATTTTATTAAAAAAATTTAGTTTTTATCACCAAATTCTTCAAATTTAATAGCTTCTTGCCTCTTTTTTAATGAATTTATCTTTTCTTCAATAGTTCTATATGTATTTTTAAATCTTTCTAAATTACCTTCTTTTTTAGCCAATAAATTTATATCATCTTGACACATTCTTGTTGCTAATGCCTTAAAATAATCAAGTGCAGGTGCTTTACCGTCTAATTCAGTATTCCAATTAATACGTTCTTCAGTTGTCTTTATTGCCTTATTTATTTCTATTTTTGTTTTTAATGTAATTACATCTTCTTTTAATCTTGCTATTATTTCTCCTATTATATAATTCAAATTAGCATATACTTCTATATTATGTGAATATTCATACATTGTATTACATTGATCTAAAAGTTCTTTAAAAACTTCATCATATAAATTCTTTAATTCGTATTCATTTATGTTTTTTATATTAAACGGATTAAAAAGATATTGTTTTTCCATAACTATCTTTTCCTCACTTTTCCTTTTCGTTCGTATAATGGTACAAATATAATAGGTTCGTCCATGTTTAATTCAATGTTGTGTCTGATTATAAGTATCTTATCAAACCTCATGTCGTTTGTATGACTTCTTGCCTTTTTAAAACTTTTTGTTCTTTCTATAAGCATATATCCTTCACCATTTATGTATCCATATACTCTGTAATTGTAGTTGTAATATTGATTTTTCATATTTATTCTCCTATCTTTGTTCCTATAAATTCAATTGTTCCAGCATAATCAAACTTAATTATGTATCTTTTGCCTTTTCTTATTCTATGAATGTTTGCAATTGCATTATGATAATGTCCTTTATATCTATTACCTAAAGTATCTTCTAAATATATTTCACTAGCAGTTTCTTTAAATAAATTTTTAGCAATATCCAAACCATCTGTAGTAAATTCTATTGAACCGCTTAAAGCATTACAAGAACCAATATATTTTTCATCATAAACAACTGCAATATCATTTACTGGTTCTAATTCTAAAATTGCTCCAGTTATATCTTCAATACCAATTTTTGAAGTTGATAATAAATCATTACTCATATATTATTCTCCTTTTAGTTCTTTTTCAATTATTTCTAATATTTCACTTTTAATTTCTCTCATAGCCCTACATTTATTTCTTAATTCAAAGTTAATTTCTTCATTACTTGTTTCTAAATGGTCTATGGTAATATCAATATAAAGTTCAATTTCTTCTTTAATATTTTTTATAATATTTTTATATCTTTCTAGTTCTTGTTGCTTTTTTTGTAATAATTCACTTAACTTGCAATTTTCATCTAATTCATATTTATATTCTTGACTATACTCATATTCTATTTGATGTAATAAATCACATACCATAGTTTTTACTTCTGGACTACTTAATTCAAATTTATTCACTATTTATCATCTCCATTAAATCATAGTCAATAACTTTAATTATTATTGCCTTTCTTTCACTTGTTAAATCTTTAATATTTTCTTCATACATTTCTTCAGCATTTTTTAATGCTTTAAAATCTTTTGTGCTTCTTGTTCTATCAAATCTTTTTTGTAATCTTTTAATCCATTGTTCTTTTAATTTTAAACTAGGACAAATAACTGTAAATTCTATATTTCTTTTATTTAATTCTTCTCTAATTACTTTGTGAGAACTCATAAACACCTTATAACCTTGATTAGATAAATGCTCTGCTATATTGCAATATATCTTATACCAATCTTCTACTCTTGTACCTTCTACCCAAAAGTTGCCACTTTCTAAATCAACACAATTATTCTTACCTGATATACTTGATTTGCCTATGCCTTGATAACCTACATATATCACTATTCATCACTCTTTCCTTTTAGTATTTTCATTATTTCATCAGCATTTACCATAAAAGCATATTCATAAGGCTCATTATAATTTTCTTTAAAATGTTTGTTGCCTTTTTCTATATATTCTATTGCTTTTAAACACCTATTTTTATATGATATCCCTTTATTTCCTTTGTTTAACCCTGTTTTCCTTGCATGTCTATTATTGTATTGATAAGTACACCACTCTAAGTTATTTACATTGTTATTTTCTTTGTTACCATCTTTATGATTTACACAAGGCAAATTTTCAGGATTAGGAATAAATGTTTCAACTACCAATTTATGAATAGTGTAAAATTTCACTTTACCATTTTGCGATAGTCCTATTCTTTTATAACCCCACTTTGTATAAAATGGTGTAAGAACTTTGCCTTTATAAATATGTTCATACTCGCTTGTTTTAGCATTTGCTTGCTTATAATATCTGTCCGTACTTTTAACATTTCCTAAATTACTTACTTGATATTTTCCACCAAAACCAATTATATCTCGCCATTCTTCTTGCATAGTTCTAATTCCTTTCTTAATCTTTCATTTTCTTTATTTAATTCTTTACCAATTAAAATTGCACCTTCATTTTCTTCTTGTAAATTAGTTGCATATTCTTTTACTTCATCAAATGTTGTATGTTCATCTAATCCTAATATTTTTGTTATATCTAACATTTCTAATCTATAAGTTCCTTCATTAGTTTGTGATATGTCTAATTCTTCTTGTAAATTAGTTATGTAATCATACATTGCTTTCATTTCATTATCTCTAATAGAACATTGTTTTGTTGCTTCTACATAATCTAAATGCCTTTTAACATCTTCTAATGTTTCTTTTATATCATCTTTCATTTAATCACCTACTTTATAACATTGTTTGAAAATAATATAATCTTTTGTATCTTCATATATAAACAATGAATTTTTATAAATTTGTTTTAAATAATTATATACAGGAATTTCTCCACCACATAATATAATTTGTCCTTTATCATAGAAGCCTGTACCATAAGTAATTTCTCCTATGTTATTAACACCAGGCAAAGTTTTAATACATAATGTTTTATATTTGCTTTTATCCCATAAGTTTATTACTTGTTCTATATTCATTATTACTCACCTACCTAATATTTTTATAGATTTCTCTTAAATGTTGTTCTATATCTGTTTGTCTTTTATCTAACGCATATAACCATCTTATTATTGAAATAATTATCAATATTAAACTGCTTAATATAATAATTAACATTATTACTCACCTTTGCTTTCTAATTCTTGTATGTATTTTAATATTGCTTTTATTTCTCCTTCAAAAAATAATATATGATTTTGTTTTAAAATATTGGCAGTATCTAATTTATCTATTAATAATTTTTTTATATCTTTCATACTTATTCTCCTTTGCTTTTCCTTATCTTTTCTCTTAACTTTACTATTTCTTTTATATATTCTATTGGTACATATATGTATCCTTTATGACTTATGTGTTTCATTATTCCATCCTAATTCTTCTATTTGTTTATTTATTGCTTGTAATTCTTCTATATTGATACAAAGTGATATATTTGTTTTGTTTTTATATTTTTCAAAATCTTTTGTGTTCTTGTAAAATACCAAGAAATAATCAGGTTTGTTTTGAAATGTTTTTATATAGACTAAATCTTGATTATCATCTTCTCTAATAACATATCCTAACTTTTCAAAAATTTCTTTTGCACTCATTTCTTTAACTCCTTTATAACTTCTCTTAATTGTTGATTTTTTATTTCTAATTTTTTTATTTTATTTTGTAATTCATCATAATTGTTTTGCTTATCTAAAGACTTAATAAGTTCATCTAATCTTCTATCTCCTAATAATTCATTATTTGCTTCTAATGTATTTATTCTTGTTTTTAATTCATGTATTTCTTGTTTTAATTTTATATATTCCATAATTATTTCCTTTCTCTCACATATAATTCTATATCATTTTCTTCTAATAATTTTGTGTTTATATATTTTTTATATAATTCATCTGTTAAAGCTTCTATCTTTATTTCTCCTGCTTCTAAAGTGATATTCATTTTTTCAATTCCATATCCTATCATTTCATCATTTAATTTTAAATAATCTACATATCCATTATCTTTTGTTTTTATTTCTAATTTCATTGTTTCCTCCTATTTTATAAGTTTTTTACCTGCTAAATACACAATAATTTCTAAAGGCATTATTAATATATCTATTGCAAAAAATGGTATAATTAATAATATTCCTAGTACTACACATATACTTGTTAAAATTAAATCTTCATAATCTTCTACATATTTATATAAATTTATACTATCTTTTAATTCATTAATCATTGATATTCCTAACATATTTCCTCCTAAATATAATTCCTTCCATAAATTTCTCTAAAATCTTCTTTTGTTTTATTGTAATAATTACACCATATCTTTTCTGCTATTTCTTTCATGTGCGTTTTTTCTTCCCATGCTTCAGGGCTTGAATGTATTGAAAATTTACCTGTTCTATGAAGTTCCATTGTAGTAAATACTACAAGTCCATCTTTTATTGATTTTTTCCTATTTCCACCATTGCCTTCAAACACTTCATGCCTTTCACTTCCATAAAATCTAAAGTTTCTCCAATATGGTGGATTATCATTCATTATACAAAACTCTTCTTTCATTCTTCCTCTAACCAATCATATTCATACAGAAACGGCTCATTCTCGCTTGTTTCTATCTTTTTAATATTATTTATCGTTTTAATGCCTTTTGCCTCACAATCGCGAATTATTGCGTTTATATACTTTATATTTAATGCTCTTCTTAATACTGCTTCTTTAATTGCATATCTTGTTATCTCGTTATCTTCCCATTTTGATATTTCTTCATATTCTAATGGACTTAATGTTCTTCCAAAATTTCTTTCAACTAATTCGTAAAGATTTTCTTTTTTTTCTTCTTTATTTATTTCTTCTTTTTTAATATTATTTATATTAATATTATTATAATTATTATTATTTATTTTATTTATATTAGTATCAGATACAGATACAGTTGTATCCATAGGGTATATATACGGTATCGATACGGTATCTCTTTTATTGTAAATTTCACTTATTTGTTCTTTAAATTCTTTTGTTTTTATCTTTTTTATATCTTCTAATAAAGGTTTATCTAATTTTGATGATTTTGTCCAATTATATTTATTCCAATTTTTTATAAATAATTCTTTATTTTCTTCATTGTATTGTATTACTTTATATTCTTCTGTAAATCTTTTTAGTAATGTTTTTATCGTTTCTTCATTATATCCTGTATCTCTTGACATTTGTTTTATACTTATTTCATAGCAACCACATAAATTAGTATAAGTGTTAGTCAAACAATATAGCATAAAGAATTTATCTTCTGGACTAAAATTATCTACTACTTTGGTATCTGACCAAAAGCTCATTGATATGTTTCTATATATTGCCATAGATCCTCCCTAATTAACTAATTCAAAAAAATCACTTATGCAACCATCTAAAGCATTTGATATTGCCATTGCTGTTCTTGTAGGACAAGTCTGATGTCTATTTAATATTCTTGATAAATAACATTCATGCATTCCAATAGATTTTGCAAGTTTTCTTTGATTTTCTACTTTTTGTCCTTGTTTCCACATATATCTTGTTATGTTGTACATTTTCTTAACCTCCTTTTGTAATATTATACCATAATTTTAGAAAATGTCAAAACATTAACAAGTTTTTTAGTTTATTTATTTGTTCTTTGTTTTTATATTTTAGTTTTGCTTTTTCATCTATATATACATAATTATTACAATAATAACATAATAGTCTATCGCTATCTTTATGATGAAATCTTCTTACGTTTCCACAATGCTCACATCTTACTGATTTACCTGTAAAAAGTGGTGTGTCATCTCCAAATGGTACTTTCTTCATATTGCCTCCTATTCAAATAAATCTGTATATTTTATTAATATTAAAGTATTAACTATAAATATTATAAATGAACTTATATGTACTAAATGAAATATTACCATGTTTTCAAAATCTGCACACATGAACATTACTGTTATAATATTTATAACTAAAAGTAAATATATCACCCATTGTTTTAACTTCATACTTTAGCACCTCCTTATCTTTACAATTTAATCATACTATATGTTTTAGAAAAAGTCAAGTATTTTATTAAATTTTTTTAAAAAAATAAAAAAGACCTGTAAAATGGTCTTTTTAAAGGAAGTGAATTGCCATCTTTAGTAGCAATTTTATTATATCACTTCTTATATTTTCTTGCAATATTTTTCATTACCATATTGTAGACATACATATCCACTTGGAGTTTTAGCCCACCAATTATTGCCTTGTTTAATTACTTTTTGTGCTGTAAATTCTGTTCCTGCTTTATAAACTGCATAAGCATTAGGATTTTTGCTTGTTGCATGTTTTCTTCCATCTGCTGATAATTCTTTCACTTTTTTAATACGATAATTAGTACCTGCTCCTGCTCTTACATTTACAGCAGTAGTTGTTTTGTAATTTCCTGTTTTATATGCTGGTTTTACTACATTTACAACTTTATCTATAACAGAACTTTTACCATATCCATTCAATCCTTTTGCTTTTATTATACTTGGATAATCTCTATAAGCATAATCTTGATCTGTTACAACGCCACCTATTCTTGAACTTCTTATAACATTAGTACTTCCACCAAATTGCCATAATCCTGCATCAATTTCACTAGGTTTTGTTTTAGTCCAACTTGCTATCCACCATGCAAATCTTTTGTTTAATGCAGAACCACTTATTACATTTCTATACCAATCTACATTAGTATATACTCCAAAATAATAACCTGCTTTTTCTATTGCATGTCCGTATTCATTTACAATTGCATTTAAAGTACTTTTTCCTATTCTTCTTATACTAGCATCTTCCATATCAAGATAAATAGGATATTCAAACTTTTTGCCTTTAATTACTTTTAATAATGCTTGTATTTCTTTTCTTGCTTCTGCAACTGATTTTGCATAAGTGTACCAATAAGCACCTACACCCCATCCTTGTTTTTTTGCATTTGCATAGTGTATTTCAAATTGATTGTCTTTTTTTACATCAAAACCTGCTCTTAATATAGCAAATTTTACTCCTTGTTTTTTTGCTTGTGCGTATGGATAACTACGTTGCCATGAACTAAGGTCTAAACCAAATATTTTTGTCATTTTTAATATCTCCTTTCTAATAATTATTTTTATATTTCCAAACATACCCACCAGCAGATTTTCTTTTTTTTCTGCAACATTTGACTATGCTTGTAGCATTGATTTTTAATTCTTTACTAGCAGTTACTATTTGTTTCCATTCTTTTATAAAATTTCCTTCTTTATCATATTGTTCTATTATTCTAAAATTATTATTACCCAAAACATACACAGAATGTAATTGATTATCTCTAGTTGTAACCCACTCTAAATTTGAAACATTGTTATTTAATTTGTTTCCATCTATATGATTTACTTCTGGCAAATTATTTTGATTAAAAATAAACATTTTTGCAACAAGTCTATGTACTTTTTCATATTTTATTTTCCCTCTTTTTTGTAATGCTATTTGTCCATAACCTCTAACTACATTTTGTTTTAATATTTTAGAGTTTTTTATTGTTCCATTTCTTGGTATGCTTTTAATTCTACCCAAATTAGAAACTTGATAAAATCCCTCATATCCTTTTATATCTTTCCAAATTTCTTTCATATAAACACCTCCAACATGTTTATTGAGGGAATAGTTGGAGTATTCCCTCATTTATTATTTTATCATATTTTTATTTTTTTTCTAAATTCATTGCTACTGCTGATAAACCAGCAAATATACTTGTCATTAATATTCCTGCTATTGCTTGTTTAATATCAACTTCATACCACATAATGCCTGTTCCTGCTGTTATAAAAGCACCTAAGAAACTTTGGAAAAACGTTCTTATTGCTCTCTTTAGAGTATTCTTTGTAATCATATCTTTTTCCTCCTTTTTTTATTAATTAGTTAAAAAACTAACGCTACTAATAGCCAACCACACATTAGATTGAATGGCTACTGCTTCATTGGTACCGTATCTGTCCATTGTTGCTTCACCATTTATTCCAATTTGAAACACCCATCTGTTCATACCAGAACCTTGACAAACAGCAGTTATTTCTCTTACAGGTCTATAACCAACAGGTAATGTAAATAATGTTACTTTATTACCAACAGCCGCAGGAAATTGTGCTGTCGTTTTTGCATAGCCTTGTAAATATACAACTTTACCAATTTTTCTATATCTTGGTCTATTATAAGGATCATAATAAGTTATATTTTTTCCAAAGTCTGTTACATCTATCCATCCACTATCTTCTAGCAAATCATGTGCATCTGCTATTCCTTGATCCATGTGATTTAAGTTATCAGGGTTTATTGGTGTATTTCCTTCATATTCAGGTTGTACTGTTTGATATTGTTGTCCATCTACTATTACATAACCTTCTTTTGAAACTTTTCCAGCTTCCCAATTTATTTTATTATATGCCATTTTCATCACTCCTTTCATAACTAATAGCATAATCAAAATTTCCTGTTGCTTTAAATGGTATTGATAATGTGTACCATTCTCCACTATCTACATGTTGATAATTTATACTTCCTTGTCTATCATATATATTATAATACAATTTATATTTTAAGAAAACATATGTAAAACTATTTTCTGTATCTGTTGGATATAAATTATTACTAGGATATACAAAACTTGGTTGTAATAATCCAAGCAAATTTTCATTACTAAATATTCCTCTAAATATTATCTTATTTCCAAAATATTCTGTATTATTATTATCTAATATTACTTCTTTTTGCATTTGTGTTTTATTTGTTCCAAGTCCTACACTTTCAAGTCTTGCTGACACATATCCTCCATAATAAGGATAATCTTCAGTTGTTTTTGGATTAGCCTCGTACCATTCCATAGTTAATGGTGATAAATGTACTGGATATTTTACTTTTGAAGAACTAGGTGTAAATGTTGCTTCTGTTGACAATGTGTCTTTCCTTAATATTGCAACAGTTTCATTACTTTTAATAGACATTCTATAATCATATAAATCTAAACAAGCATAACATACATCACCATTTTCATCAAAAAAACCTATTGCTGTTATTTTTCTTCCTATATAATTACTTATATTATTATCTAGCATATATACATATTGAACTTCATTTTTATTTGTTGAAGTATTTAAGTAATTATTTTTCATTTCAAGTTCTAAATCAAAATCATATTGACTTAAAATACTTGTTTCGTCAAATTCTAATTTTCTATCAAACTTTATAAAACATTTAGCAAGAAAAGGAGATTGCCAATATTGATTATTAAAATTTTCTTGTATTTCCGCCATGTATCTTAAATATGTATCTAATATCATATTCTTAAATTCATAGTTTCTTTTTCCTATACTTATTTTTATATAATCATTTTTTATTTTCATATTAACCTCCTAATCTTCATAAATCTTATGCGTTTCAACTATTTCATCTGTTGTGTATTCTATTACATTTATAGAATTATATTTTGCTTCATTTTCTTCACTTATTGACTTTCTAAATATATCAATATAGTTGGCTTGTAATTTATTGTTTTGTGCCAATATATGACAATCATAACTATCATAATGCGACTTAGTCTCCTGTATTTCTGTTATAACAAAATCGCCTTCAATAAAGAATTTTGGTCTATTTATTCTTATTGTATCGCCAATTTCAAACTTATAATCTTTATCAAAAGAAAGTTCTACACTTGCTGTATTGTTTGCATTAGACATCATTAAACTATCACAATAATTTACCATTTCCATAAATGTATACCAGCCTTCATTAACATCTATTGTTGTTTCTATTATTCCACTATCTGTTATGAATTGAGAACACTTACTTATTTCATTTGCATTTGTTATTCTAAATAGTTGATATTTTAACATTGTATCTGATTTTATTGAACTTATATTTTGAGTAGTACCATTCCATTGAAAACCTGTTATTAAATTTTTAAAGAAACTATCTCTTTCTAATATAAGTGTTGCATTTTCTGTATCTTCATCATTAAATACTACTCCTTGAGGCAATGTAATTGTATTATCTCCTACATTGTACTCTATTTCATACAAAACTTGCTCATTTTGAGCCAAAACTTTAAGTATAGTACATTTATTTGTATTGTTATTAAAACACGTTCTATAAGCACCATTTACACCGAAATCAATAGGATTGACAAAATGACTTGTTTCTCCATTAATTAATTTCATAACTTCAAGTAATTCTTGATTTTCTCCTGTTGTGTATAATCTAGCATTTTTAACATTTATTGTATTGAAATATCCATTGTTCTTTATTACTGGTTTTAATTCATATAAACCTTCTGTAAAATCTGTTGTTATTTCAAGTTTTGGTTCTTGTCCTAGCAATTTAATTATATCTACTATTTTTATATTTTTTTTACTATCAATAGTCCAATATATGTTAAGTTTATTTGATAAATCATTCATTATTGTTTCTATTGTTTCTAAATAATAGTTAAGTGATATCGTTTTGCTATTTACATTTATTCTAGTTAAATTAAAACCATCATTTATTAAAGGTTCAAATATCAATCTAAATGCTTCATCTGTTGTATATGTTCCATTTATTGATACATATCTTTTTGTTGTTAAATTCATAGGACTTAACAAAGTAAGTTCTATATCACATTCATCCTCATCTGTATGTTTTTGTGTTAAAGAAGCACTATCTAAAAACCCTGTATATAATAATTCACATTCTGATAAATTGCTATCACCTATCAAATCGCCTTGCCATATTCTTATTTCTTGGAAAGCCATAGGAAGTTGCCATTTTTCTCTTATTCCATAATCTGCTTTTATATTTGAAAAAGTTAGTTCATTCCCACTCTTATTAAGTTCTAACGTGTCATAAACAGGTAGTATTTCTTTCATTTGTATATAACCTTCTGCCAATAAATTAGGTTCTATTATTCCACCTTCATATTCTATTGTATAAAAATATAAAGTATAATCTTTTGGTATTTCTGCTTCAAATAAATAATATTTTCCATCATATTCAAAAGCATATTTATCTTTTGGATAATTTTTGATTGCTTTAAATCTTAATAAATAATATATTTCACTTTCAATATTAACTAAATTATCACTAGGAAATATTGTATTACTAGGTTGTATCGCAGTAAGCGAAGAAAAAGGCAAAAGTGTATATCCATCATATGTACTACTTTCTGTTATTTCTATACTATATTCTGTTTTTTGTCTTTTGCTTGTATTATATTCTACATATACCATATTATGCCCCTGCCTTTCTTATTGTTTGTGCTACCACTGGTGTTACTGCTTGTCCTACTTTTGTTCTATCCATATATACATCAGCAACTACATGAGAATTTACTGTTGTACTATTTAAGAATGAATTGCCTTTTATGTTTGCATTTGCTACCATTCTTCCTGTTTCAAAATTAACTGCATTTTGCATTTTTCTTACCATTTCATTACTCATATCATCTATTGATTTTAAAGCACTATCTGTATTGGCTTCAATACCAACTCCAATACCTGCTGGTATCCATTGTCCTACTTCATCAGCCATTAATTTTGATGGACTTTTAATCTTGAATAATTTTTTAATAAATTTGGTAACACTGCCAACCATATCAGATATTCTATCTTTTATCCATTGTACTCCATTTGTTATACCTCTTCCTATACCTTTTGCTACATTTAAACCTACATTCAGCATCTTACTAGGAAGTGATTTTATTCCATTTACTACTGCATCTAACAACCCTTTTGCTACTGCTTTTCCTTTATCTATCATATGTCTACGCCATACTAATACTTTTGTAATAACTGCTACTAATGTATTCCATATTTTTGCTGGCAATTCTTTTATTTTTTCAGGCAATGATTTAAAGAAACCTACAACTGCATTTACTATTCCATTTATAAAGTTTCTAAACTTTTCAGAATGAGTATATAAAAGTGCAAATGCTCCAGCAAATGGATTTACTAAAAACAATAATATTTGTTTCCAATTATTTTTTACAAAATTAATTACTCCTGTAAATATGCCTTTTATAAAATTCCATGCACCTATTACAATGTTTTTTATGCCTTCCCATAATCCTATCCAAAATTTTCTAAATCCTTCGCAATGTTTCCATAAATATATAAATACTGCTACTAATGCAGCCACTGCTGCAATTATCAAACCAATAGGATTAGCCATCATAACTGCATTTAATACTGCAAATGCTGTTTTTACTGCATTTATTATTGCAATTACTTTTTGAATTACCATAAATGCCCCAACAAAAGAACCTATTGCTATTGCTAACACTTTAACAATTTCTTCATGTTCTTTTAACCATTTAAAAATTGTTGCTAATGCATTTATTATTGGAGGAATAACTGGTGTTATTTTCTTTATTAAACTTTCTACTGCTTTTCCTATACTAGATATAACTCCACTTAAACCACCAAGCCCAGCATCTTTTAATGATTGGTCTAAACTATCTAAAGCACTTGCTACACCTCTTGTTATTGCAGTTTTCATATTTGTTATTGCTGTTTGTACACCACCAACAGAATTTTCTGCTTGTTCTTTAAAACTTTGAAAACCACTTGTTCCATTTTTATCTAAATCCATTATAGTACCAATAAATTGATCCATTGATACTTTACCACTTCTTAAATCTTCTCCTAATTGTGCTGTATTTCCGCCTGCATATCCCATAGCGATTGCCACTTGTTTCAATTGTGCTGGCATTGCCATTTGTATTGTTCTCCATTCCATCATATCAGGCTTACCTTTAGAATATGCTTGAGAAAGTTGCTCTAATGCCGAACTTTGTATTTGTGAAGAAGCACCACCTGCTAAGATTGCATCATTTACTGCCAAAAATATATCAGTTGACTTTTCTACATCACTATTTACACTTGTAAATCTTTGAACTGCAAGTGCGGCTTCATCAAGAGTTGTAGGAACATTTTGTAAACCTTTACTTAATCTATCTATTGACTTTTGACTTGCTTCTGCATCTATTCCTAAATTAGACATTACCTTAGGGAAATTATTCATTGTATCTAATCTTTTTATCGCACCATCCATTGAACTAGATATTGCATTTATTCCTTTTGATACTAATGCTGCAATTCCTAAACCACCAAGAATAGACTTTATTGTTGAACCTGTACCTTGTACTTTTCCTGTCATACCTCTTAAGCCTTTATCCATTCCTGATGTATCTAATCTTGTGCTATAAACTAATGTTCCAGCTGTTGCCATCTAATCATCCTTTCTGCATTAATTTTTTTGCAATTTCATCAGCTTCATCTGTAACATTTTTAGGTAGTGGTAGTTGCCAATATTTCTTTAATTCTTTCATATCTTTATCTTTTCCATCATAAGAACGATAACTCTTTATTTTTTCATACATATTGCCGTCATTTAAGCCCAATTCAAATGCTTTAAACTTCCACCAATGTATTTTATCTTTTGTTAAATCTACCTTATAATCGTGCCAAAAAGCACTAAATATATATTGACTATCTAACTCATAAGAATATATTGGTCTTTTATTTCCACTGCCTTTTTTTTGTTTATGATTTTCTTGGTCTTTACCACATTTATAAAACCATATAAGCTGTGTTATTGCTTCATCAATTACCTCCTTGCCTTGTTCCATAATTTCAAAAAAAGCAGGATAGAAAAGCCTTAAAGATTTCAATAATTTCTCACTATCCTTAATGCTCATATCCTGCATTATCATCTCGAACTTTAGCATATTACGATAATCGGTATTTATCTTGTATCTTTTTCCTTTTATATATACATAATAAGGAAGTCCATCCATTATCATATTCATACTAATATCTCCTATAATTGTTTCTCCTATTAAATCTATTATTTCTTCTATTTTCTCTATTTTGATATTTATTTTGATATCTTTCTACTACTTCATTTTCATTTTTATAATATTCTTCAACTCTTCCAGCCATATAAAATATTATTTTTGTAACAACTATTGCACCAAATTGTTTTTTAGTATCAGTTTCATATTTGTTCTTTAAAACTTCATATTGACCTTCACCTAATAACAAGTCTATCGCCTTTTTTGCTACATCCATATCATCTTCATTTGACTTTGATAGTTTTTCCCATTCTTTTAACATTTCATCTGTTACATCTCTACTATATTTAATTCCAAATATATCTAATTCTAATTTTTTCTCTACATCACTATAAGTTAAACTTTCCTTATTATACATTTTATCTCCTCTTTTTTAATTATTAATTTGCAGTAAATGTTCTTGTTGATGTATTAAATGTACCATCTACAAAATCACCAACTGCTTTTAAACTTCCTGATGTTTCAAGTGGATCTCCACCATCACCTTCAATACTATCAATAACTGCTGATACTTTAAACTTTCTTGCTTCATAAGTGTTGTCAGAACCATCTACTGGTCTAAATAATTCTACTCTTACATAGTCAGTCATAGCATCTGCACCTGTTTTTTGATTTCTTCCTACATCATATAACCACATTGTTGCTTCTTCTTCTTTAATAAGTTCTGCTTCAAAAGCAAATTCTGTATTATAAGATTTTACTTTTGTTGATGCTGATTTCATATTGATATAAATCTTTTCATCTTCTTCAGCACTTGGACTTTCGTTAAGTGAACTAAAACCAACTCCCATTAATTTATAATCTGCTGTTGAAGTATCACTTACGTTAAGATAATCAGCAACGTGATATCTCATAATATTTGTTTGAGTGTCATTCATAAATTATTCCTCCTTTTCACTATAATCTATATATAATTGAATGCCATAATCACCAATTGTTCCATCTTGATTTTTTGTCATTAGTAATATGTTTGTTGTTGTTATGTTATATACTGATTTATTATCTCCTAAATAAGGCACGTTTCCTTTTTTACATTGCACTCCAGCCCATTCACTAAAATTATCAAGTATTCCTAGTGATTGTATCTTTTGTGCATCACTTTCACTATAATTTTTTAACCATAGCATAAATTGTAATTCATATCTACCACCATTCAACCATTTTTGAATAGTAGTTTTTCCTGTTCTTTGTAAAGCAATATTTTTAACATTTTCAGTTAATTCTTCAACATGTGTTTCTCCTATTTCATTTATTTTATCGTATGTATCTAACCAATCTAATATACCTTGTGTCATTAAAATAACCTCCTACTATATTCAGATATGTCGTTAAGTATTGTTCCACTTCTATCGCTAGACATTCTTTCAAAAGGTTGTTTTCCTCTTAAGCCTACTTGTTTATGTATTCTAGGACTATATGCTTGATATGCTGCATATGGAGTATCAATAGCAACTTGTCCTTCTCCTCTTTTTGTTAAAGGGCTTGTGCTAACACTTATTTCCATAGCACCTGTATCTCTAGCCACATAAAGTTGTAAATGTCTTACTACTTCATTATCTAGAAAATATTGTATCTTGTCAAAATTTTGTTCCAACATAGCATTTAACCCATGTTGTTCTATTTTATAATCACCTAGATTTACTTCTCTAGGAGCATTAAACTTATGTATTCTCATTAAATCAATCCTATTTTGATATGGTCTAAACTTGTGCCTTTCCTATAATCATCATAACTAGAAATTGAATATACATTTCTTGCTCCATACTGGTCACGCAATTCAGTTATAGGAGCATCTGTATTTATTTCATAATTAATAGGGAAATTGACAATTATATCTCCAGCTCTACAAGTCCAGCCTATGCCTTCATAGTTTTGTTCTTCTACATAATCTGATGTATCATATATTCTAACTAAACTTTCATAATCAGTTGTTGTTGTGTTTCCTTCTTTTCTTGTTAGCGAACCATTCCTTAAAGTAGCTTTAAGAACTTGTCTATGCCACTTAACAACACCATTTTCTTTATATTTATTGTAAATTGTTATTTCTTGTTCTGTAAATATCATAAGTACCTCGTTAATTCTTGAGGAAGTCCATTTAATATGTCTTTTTTGCCTCTTTTTATGTCATCTGTGCTGTTATAACTTTCACTTACACCATCTACACTAACACTTGATAAATTCTTGTCTATGGTCTTATTATTTACGAATAAATAATCTATAAGTTCACATGCAACGTATTTAACATCATCTGTATAATCACATTCACAAAGTTCTCTATTACAATTGTCTTGTATAATCTTCATTGCCTTTTTAGAAAAAAAGGAGAAGTCTTGTTCTTTGACTAAAGTTCCACTATATTCATCTGTGTAATAACTATAATCTACCATGTTAACTCCTCCATTCATTGTTATTTTTCTTCTTTACTAACTTCTTTGTCAGCTTTCTTTTCTTTTACAATAGGTTTTTCTTTTTCTACAAGTCCTATAATTTTTCCCATGTTGTTACCTCCTATTATGCTTTATTTGATAAATAGATACCTGCTACTTTGTTTTCATAAACATCTGCTAAACCATAAGCACGATAGAAGAATAACCATCCATCACTATCTTGATTTGCTTCTGGAGTTATAATCTTGTTAACTGTATGTTTTGGATATTGTAGTAATGCAGGTTTATGAATTACCATAAAGTTAATATCTTTTCCAGCAGCAGCTTTAGAATATCCTCCTGCTTCTTCACCACTTGTTGAACCATCTGCAAGTTCAATAGCAGTATAGAAACGGCTTTGAGGTACTTTTACTATTTGTGAGAATGATGCTAATACTTCTTTTGATTTAGTAGTATCAACATTATTTACTGCATTAAATCCAGCAGGTGTAATGAATAAAATTCTTCCTTCTTCAGGTACTTCATCATCATCCATTTTTGTTTGTGCTGCTTGTAATGCTGTTAACCATTGTTCTCCAGTTGTATAAGTTGCTGCAGTTGCTTTAGATATACCACTAATTCCTGCATAAGTAGCAAATCTGAATGCATCCATTTCCATTTCTTTTAATTAAGTTCGTTATTCTTAATCCATAGGGCTATATGTTTCCATATAGATAAGACTATATCATCATCCTTTTTACAAGGAGCCACCCATTTCACACTCACTTGAGCATTACTCTCATTACGAGATAGTCGTTGAAGCTTTTATACAAATTCCCATGTGTAGTTATATGCTTTTTTTTGTTTCCCATTACAACACATTCTTATTTTATTTGCTATAACTTTTGTGCTTTTTGAATTTTTAAATATTTCATTATTTAACCATTCTCCAGCTTGATAACTACTTTCATATATTTTATTTGTTTGTTTACACCTTACTTTTTTACAATTTTTATTGTAATATAATTTATTCATTTTAGCATGTTCTACATTTTCTTGATAAGTACACCATTCTAAATTTTCAACTCTATTATCATATTTTTTTGCATTTATATGATTTATTTGTTCTTTGTTTTGTGGATTATCTATAAAAGCATTTGCCACTAATCTATGAATGGTACATGTTTTTACAATCCCATTTTTTGACAAGTCAACAGTTAGATAACCATTTCTTTTTTTATTTAATTTTAATATCTTGCCTTTTACAATCCTATAATTATTGTTTTTTATGTTTGTATTTACTTTCTTATCAAGACTTTTTACTCTACCTATATTGCTAACTTGGTATAAACCTTCATAATTTTTTATATCTTTCCAAATTTCCATTTCACAATTCCTCCTTTAGTATTGCTATAATTTGTATAACTTGCCTGCTGATTGCCTTTTAAGGTTTCCAGCAATTAAGGCGATTTTCTAAATATAAATTACTTTATATTGTACCCATAAATTTATGCATTAATAAGTCTAGGCACTACTCTTGTTCTAATAAATTCACTTGACAATTTACCAAATGCAATTCCTGCTGTTTCTTCGTTATCCATAGCATCTACATCAAATTTACGACCTCTGTCATAATTGAATTGTACTGTTTCATATGTTAGTGATACATCACCTTTAACATATCCACTATTTCTTGAATAGTCTGCTAAACCATCCATTGATAATTTTGGTACTACGATTTCATTTGTGTTAGCACCAGCTCTTACAAGTTCTGCATCTCCATCAAGTACTGCTGTCTTTGATGCACTCTTGTAAACTTCATCTAATTTTGCAATATACTTTTTAAATAGTTGTATTGAGTTCATACTATCTCTCCTTTTCTTTATTTTGTTTCTAATCCCATAACTCTGTTGATTAATGCATCATCTACATCATCTTCTTCATTATGGCTTTGACCTGTTGTTACTTCTTTTGTTTCTTCTTTCTTTTCTTCAACATTGAATAGATAATCAGCATCTTTCTTTAATGCTTCAAGTTGTTCAGAAAGTCCTGTTATTTTTTCTCCATCAAAAGTAACTTTATCAAGGTCTATTTGTTTTTTAACAATTTCAGCATTTCTAGGATTACTAGATGCTATTTCTTTGTCTATCATAAAACCTTTCTTTACGTTAGCAATATCTTCTTTAGAAGTCTTTTCTAATTCATTATATTTGCTTTGTAATTCTTCAAAGTCTGTTTTTGACACTTTATCATCAGCATTTTTAAGAGTTTCTATATCTTTATCTCTTTCTGCTATATTATTTTTCAAACCTTCAATAGTTTTGTCTTTTTCAGCCATTTGTTCTTTAAGTTCTTCAATAGATTTTCCATTTGCATCCATTATTTTATTGATAATTTCCTTATCTTCAATTCCTAAATCTGTTAAAAATTGTCTTGTCATAATTCTTACCTCCTACGATTTTTACGAGTTTTTCATCTCTAGATTTTTCTTTATGACTATTTTATACGAGTTATTTTCTCACCTATATTATAGCACCATGTCATTTTCTTGTCAAAAAGCTCTTAAATTTCTATATTTTTGTTCCATTTCCATTTCTCTTGATGCTTCACGATACTTTTTATATTCATGTTGTAATCTGTTTTTTTCTTCTTTAGCATCTAGTCCTTCTTTTTCTAATGCTTCAATATTTCTTTTTGTTTTTCTTATTTGATTTTCTAATCTTCTTTGTATTTGCGAACCATCATAAGCACTTATCTTTTTACCTTTATATTTTACTGTTCTATTATTTATTCTTTGTAGTTCACTTTTACTATATTCAGGTTTTGCTATTCCTAAAAATACAGGGCTTGCATAGTGTTGACAATTATAATCATTCAATTCATCTTTATATCTATCAAAAGGTTCATAATAAACACCATTTACTCTTTTTCCTACACTACCATCAGCAAATATTCTACCTTGCCATACTTGGTGCGAAGGTCTTGCATTTCCTGATACATTTGTCATCCATCCATCTGTTCCTAATGTTTCTTGCACATCTTGATTTATTTGTTCTCCTGCTTCTTTCATATTTCCTATAATATTTCTTTTTACTGCTACATCAGGTTCAACATGTACTATCTGTACTTTATTATTAACTTTTCTTTTATATGTTAAATCAATACCTCTTTCTCTTACATCTTTTGTTGCTCTTTTTATTGCTTCATCAAAAGTAATATCGCCTTTTAACATTTCATTTGTATATTTATTAACACTTTCTATGTATTGTTTTTTAGCATTTTCAGGAAGTTCTGCATTTAATTTTTTTATATCTTTATATGTTTTTGCAACAGTCTTATTTACTATATCAAGTTGTGTTTTTGTCATTATTAAAGGAACATCTTTATATTTATACATATCTTCCATTGATTGCATTTTTGTATTTGCTGATTTTTTCATAGACTTACCTACATTTTGTTTTACTTGTTTATTTACCTTTAAAACTTCTGCATTTGTTTTATTGTAAATATCTTTTGTAGTCTTTTTAACATATTGTCTATATTCTGCATCAGATACATTTTTTAAACCTTTTACATTATGAATTATTGCTGTTACTACATTCATATAGAACTTATGATAGATTTCCATTATTGTTTCATCTTCATCTAACTCTTTTAAATAGTCTTTCTTTTTCATTTTTTACTCCCTTTATTCTGTTTCATCTACTACTATATCTTCTGTATTTACTCTATTTAATTCTTCTTGAGCTTCTTCTTCACTCATACCATAAAACTTCATTAAATAACTTGTTTTACTTCTTAATCCTAGACTTATGTCATTTCTAAACTCTTCTTTTTGTGTTTCAATAGGTGTCATAAAACCATCATCATTTAATATTGTTACATTAGCATCTTCTTTTATATTATCTTTAAATATTGCTTTTCTTACATATAAAATTGCTTCTGCTATACCTTTTAATGCTTTATTTACATTCTTTTGATGTTTATTCATATTACTTATTAAATCTTGTTGTTCACCTAAATATTGTGTAGCTGTTATTACAGAACCATTATCAAATCTATATCTTTTACTACCTAAATCACATTTAAAAGCAAGATAATCCAAAAATGCTTGTACTCCTGTTTCATTATCATTTACTCTTAAATCAGGATTGTATTCTCTTATTTCAGGATTGTCATTTGCATTTATTGTGTCATCACCTACTACTAAAAATTGTTGTTTTGTTACATCATCAGGATAAATAGGCACTTGTATTGTTTTTTCATGTCCTGCTTCATCTCTTACTTTTCTTGTTGCCATTTTAATAAGTGATTTATTATAAAATACTTTTTTACCACCTAAATAAAAATCTCTAACAAAATTATTATATGCTATATCTACTGCTTTTAATTGATCTATTGCTCCAGCATATATACTAGCACCTAAACCATTGTTATTTGCTATTGGATTTACATTATTTGGTTTTATTATTACAAACCAAGGTTTATCACTTTGTGTTTTTATTTCTCTTAACACATTTTCAAATGTTACTTCGTTTCCTTTTTCATCTAGATAAACATTTTCTATTACATAGTTTCCTTCTTCATTTTTTGTATGAAGTTCTACATAATGATATTTTTTACCTTTAATAGTAGCACCACTTACAAAAGCAACTTCTGTTATTACACCATTTTCTATTGTTAGAGGTACTATCTTTTCTGCTGTTACACTATGTAATTCTATTCTTGTTTTATCTCCTTTAACTAATGTATCTCCAACTTGTAATACATCTCTTACTCTTAATATTAAAGCACCTGTACCACTATAAAATGCTTTTTCAATTACTTTTGGAAATAAATCATCAAAGTCAATTTCTTTTAATTGTTCTTTTAATAATTCATTTGTCCTTTTATTATCTACTGATATTTCAGACTTTTCATTCCATAATATAGATGCCCAATCTTCAGCTATTCTTTTTGCCATTCCTAAAGAATACATTTCTCTAGTATTGCCATCTACATCTTTGTACTTGTGAAAATCTGTTTTACCTTCCCAATAACTTTCCCATAATTCAATGTTATTATAATAAGTATCATCTGTCTTAAATCCTCTGTCATTTAAGAACTTTTTTACTATTGCATTCATATATTCCCTCCTATTCTAAATACAATATTCGGCATCCAATATTCCCAACTATATACAAAACTATCTAGACTATCTATGTCAGATGTTCCATCATCTAGCCATCTATCTTCTGATGCCTTTTCATCATATACTGCTGTTTGTAACGCTTCAATACATGTCTTTGTTTCACCATTTATAAAAGATATTTTGTCTAAGTTAAGTATTCTGTTTATTGCCTCTATTCTATCTTTTATTGGTGTTTTAACACTATTCTTAACAGGTATATATATTCCTTTTGCTTGTAATTCACTATTTAATGAATTAATAAGCACCTGTTCTGCACTATCGCAGTATATCACAGTTATCATACCATATTTATCAATTATTTTAGTTATAAAGTTAATTATCCATCTAAATA